CTTCGTCATTGAACGTCACGTCCAACCCAAAAGTTGTCCCCTGCTCCACATCAAAATCGTAAATTCCGTATGCCATTAGCGGGTTACTCGGAAATAACTTTCGTTGCGACCTTCACTTCTGCTGAGAGAATTGATCCCTTCTTGAAGTTTTGCTTCTGCTGCCAATTCCATGATCCTCATTCGGTACACCTGTCCTTTTTCAGCATTTCTGGTCTGCCCCTCGCGGTTGTACGCTCTCTCCAGCGCACCGAATACTAACGATTCATGGTAAAAGTGCCCAATAATCGGCTCTGCAGCATCATCGGTTGTGTCTAAAATTCTTGGCAGGCCACGGAGAGTAATCTCCTTGAAGACCTTCGTGGTTGCGTCCGGATCAATGAAAAGATCCTCATCGCGTGCGGGAAGTGGGAAAATGCGGAAACTTCTAGCGGATGCATTGTTGAAAACAATCGCCTCCACTGGACCATTCCGCTCTCTCCATTTGGGTGTGGCGTTGAGGGTGTAGTTTGCTCGTATTGTTGTGAATGGGTTTGGCACAACGCCGAATACCCCGTTTAGAAAATCTGCACCGCTACTGTACCGGAACACCGCTGCGTCCAACTCCCCTTCACTCATGATTGCCAGATTGATCCCGTCGAGGCTGGCGGAGACGATCTCCTCAATACTGTCTGGAACCGTTAGCACCGGATCAGTTGGAAGATAGCTGATTGCCCCTGGTTGCTGCTCTCCTTCCGTCAAGTACCGGAAGATCGTCTCCGTCAACTTCGTGATCACATAACTTTGGTTGGAGATCACTACCGTGTCCCCTGTGCTAAGTCCGTGAGCCGATGCGGTGGTTACTGTGACCGTCTTGCCATCCACCGTGGCGGTTCCTGCTACGGTAGTTGCTGGTCCACCGCCAGATAAAGAAACCGTTGCCGTGACCTGTGGTTGCCTGCTGATGCGGACAAACTCCCGTTGGGCGTCATCGATGTAGCGATTGATCTCGCTATTCGTCCAACGGCGGTTGTCTCCATCCTGCAACGCCTCCTCTACCCGCTCTCGGATCTCTCTTCTATTCACTGATTGATCTCAATGACTTCAAATCTCTCCATGCTTTCATCTACCGGCTTTGACGCATTCTTTGGCCACCGAACCGCCCGCAGTTGAAACCTTCGTGATGAACGTCCTACCAACGATCTCATTGGATCGGGTTGCAGGTAACGGGTTCTGACCGTGTCACTAAGTGCGTTAAAATGTTGAATCGGAAGCAGCACCGGCTTGTTGCGGGGGATGATGATCGTGTGGGTGTCCACCGTGACCGGCACCGGACCCAAGTCCCATACCTCGTCTCCACTGTCAATCTGAGCCACCACATGCCCATCGGCTGGACGATGCTTGACATCAACAACTTGGGCCATCTCCAACCCCTCCTTAACGAAGGTGAACTGATCCTCACCTGTTCGTTTGTAGGATTCGTGAAGCGTTGGCTCCGGTAATTTGTTCTCTTCTGGTAAAAGTCCTCCGGCTACTGCCATTGGTCTTCTCGCTTTTTAAGGGTTGCTAAATTCCCGACGCCCCCCACGATGGGAGACATCGGGAGTCAAACGGTTAAGAGTACGCTACGTTTGGCTCGAAACGGAAATCCACCCAGAAGTACATGTCTCCTGCGGTGGCAGCGGCTCCAACGGTGGTTACGGTTGCCCGTACCACATAGTTGTCTTCGCCATCGTCCGTTGCGGTGTAGGCCGTCACGGCGGTCATCTGCTTTGCAGCAGGGGACTCGGTTCGGGCTGCAGCCTTAATGCTGGTGGATGCCAAGAAGGAATCCACTGTATTGATGTCGCCAACCTGCACAGCGGCTGAAGTGCCGTTGTCGAAGGCGGTCTTGACGACGACGTTGGCCTTCTCCACGATTGCGCCTTCCGGCACAACAATGTCAAAGGTGTAGGTTCCTGCGGCGGCAACATCCGCTGCTTGAACCCGAACATGCTTGCTCGTCTGAGGCATGTTGATGTGTTTAACGAGAATCGATTCCATTATTATCTCCTAACTTGGAATCGCCCCACCCAAGGGTAGGGCTATTGTAATTAGATGTTAGTTGCGCCAACTTCGATGCGGTAGAGATAGAGATCTTGCAAGATTACACAAGAATACATTGTGTCCCATGCAACCGTTCCTCTCTGTCCCAATGGATCGCCAGGGCCAGGTTTTGGGCTCACTACCTTGGATCGGAGTGAATCCTTCCCACCCAACGTGGCACATCCACCGAAGTCTGCAGCCATTATTACAATTGGGTACACGTCAATGTTTCCGCCAGTGGACTTGAGGCCGGTAGCACCTACCGCCGCTCCAGCACCTTTGAAAGGCATCGCCTGTGTGGTCAGAATGAAGCGAATTCCGCGTGCGGCTCCTACCTCTCCGTCCATCACATCACCCTGATCGGCATACTGCTCAACGGGCACATAACCCGGAAGTGCTTCCAGATCCTGACGTAGATCCACATGGCCAATCGCAACGAAGGACTCACGGATTGGGCTGGTGGAGACACCGTCGGTGGCATCCAACTGCTCTTTCAACTTGGTCGCGTCGTTGTTCTCCAAGACTCGGATCGCACGGTCCAACAAGGTCGTTGCCGCTGTTCCTGCCGCAGCGTTTTTGTTGGCAATCGTGTAGTTCACGTCACTTCTGCCGGTTGCTCCTGCAGAACGTGCGTACCCTACCTGTGATCCTGCTCGGAATTCCTTGTAGGAGATGAAGTCCAGCGTCTCGCCTGCTTGCTGCGCCTGTCGCTCTGTGATCACTTGGACAATCGGATCGTGGCTTGCGGCCAACATGATGTCGGTGGTGTTCACATACGAACCATACTGCTGCAAGTTGTGCTTGATGGTCGTGTGCTGGAGATTTACGAAATTCGGGGTCACCCCTTCGGCAATCGGCGTGTCCACAATCGGGAACCGCTCGTACCGTCTGTGACGAATCTCCAGACCCTCTTTCTGTGGCTTGGTTTCGCGTTGAGCAAATTTGCTGAAGGTGAGTAAACGCTTCGCAATCGGAAGCATTCTTTTTTGGATGGTGTAGGCGTCGTGCTTGCTCAGATCACCGTAAGATGATCCCGTAAGCAGGCCAGTTCCTGCGTTGATAGCCATTTTTCTGTCCTTTCAACAGGCTATCTGGTCATTAACCTAAATGGTTAATCAACAGATAGTCGATTCTTTTAAATCTAGACCGCGATGGACTCCCAAAGTTCTTCGTCCGACATGTCCTCTGGTCGTCTCTCCGACTGTCTAGGATTACTATTCTTTAACAGACCCTGTGCTGCCTTCCGGCGTACAGCGCCTTGCGTCTCTTTTGGTGGCCCCTGCGGCTGCTCCACCGTTTGTTGTCCTGGTGCCTCTGCGGCTGTTGCTTCCTCTCTGAACCTTTCCCGCCCCACTGGGGTGTTGAGAAAGTCGTTCATGACTGCCGCGTGATCCTCCGGATTCATCGATTGTGTCATTGCCGCTAGGCGTACCGGGCTGGCATTGACGTATTCGTAAAACTCCGGACTCTTGTCAATATCCATGTAGTCCCCACCAACATGCGTCCTCATGTAGGCTGCGTGCTGCAACCGATACTGATTCGCTTTGTACTGCTGGGCTACTTGCTCCAAGTTTTCCAAACGTTCGTCTGGAACCCCTGGATTGATGTTCTGTGTCGCCTTAGCGATCTCATGAGCAATGAGCTTCTTGTACGCAGAAGTCAGTTCTTGGAATTCTTCCAACGTCTGCTTGGTGTTCGGGTCAAACCAGTCTTCGTCCAACGGAGTTGGCTCTTTTGACGTTTCTGGAGCCAGTGGTTGTTGCTGACGCATCTGCTCCAACGCTCGTTCCATCTCCAACCGCTCCAGGCGTAACTGTTGGAACTGATCCCTCAGTTCCTTCGTCTCCTCGTTGCGTCGGTGGAACTCCCTCTCCAAATCCCGGTACCGCTTTTCGTAGTTGTGCTGCTCCTTCTTCTCCTCGGCGGTTGGCTCAGAGGGTGCCTCTACTTCAAAGACCTCTGATTCCCCCTCTTCCTCGGTAGTGGAAGATGCGTCATCACTTACGTCCTGCGTCTCCGGCTCGGACTCCTCTCCTGCAGCAGCAGGAGGATTTCCTGCTTGGTCCCATAACTGGTCATCCGTCAACTCTGGGGCTGTGTCCTCCACTGTGGGAGACGCCACCGAAGTTTCTTCACTGACTTGCCTTGACTCTTCTGCCATAGTTGCTCTCTCTAGGTTCTGCGCTTCTCAGGGTGCCCATTGAATCATGGATCTGAGTTTTGGCGGACGGCTTGTGGGTTCATTGGCAATGACAAGACCTCCTGCATTGCCTCCCGATAGCCCTTCCATTGGGCAAATTGAAGCCTCTTGGCTTCGGTTTCGATGTTCGCAGATACCAACTGCTCCTCCGTGTCCTTGATCGATTGGAGTAAATGCCGGTACAGCACTTTCCAACCGGGTGATTCCACTAAGGTCGTAATTAGCCTTGCGTCCATCAATTCATCATATTCGTTTGGTCATTGGCTTCCTGGCGCTGCTGCGCCATCAACTGGCGGGGATTGCTCTCTCCTCCCTGCGCCTGCAGTTGCGCCTCCTGCCCCCGCTGCTGCGCCAATGCATTCAACTGCGCTACCTGCGCCTGACGCATCCTCTCCTGTTCCTGTTGCGCTGCCTGCATCGCCTGCTGCTGTGCCGCCTGCGCCTGTTGCGCCTGCATCGCCTGTTGCGCCTGTTGCTGCATTTGTTGCTGTTGCAACTGCTTCTGCTGCTCCTCGTTGATCAACATGCTCATTCCGTAATAATCTGGTATCGCCTCCCGCAATACATTCCCCTGCCTCAATAACTCCATCCGCTCTTGAATCTGACTCTGGCGGATGTCCTCGCTGGCTGCCTTCTTTTCATCCAAAATGGCCTTCGTCTTTTCAAATTCGCTGCGTAATTGGAGTTCCTGCTGCAACGACTGGATCTTCATCTGCTCCATCTGCTGCGCTTGCTGGGCCTGCTGCTGCGTTAGCTGTTGCTGGGCCTGCTGAACCTCCTGCTCCGATTTGACGATCATCTCCGGATCTAGATTGAACGCTCGTACCAACGGCTGCACAAAGGCGTCGTAGCGGATGTAGTTCTGTAACTGCGGTAACTGGCCAATTGTGGAAAGGAACTGAATCAATTGCGTGTTGTGGACTTCCTTTGCTACATACTGCGTCCAGCCTGTGCAGATCGCCTCGTAGTCCCCCTTCAGACTCATGTCCCCACTGTCTACCATGATCCAACGGTAGATCGCCTCAATGTTGCGGGTGATCATGTCTGAAACCGAACGAACAACATCCGCCGTCTGCTTGTTCGCGTTGCTGTTGAGGATGCTCATCCCTGTCGCTGTGCGGGTCTGCGCCGGAGACATGTCCCCATACCCAATCGCCGTCTGACCACTGTCGAGGTCTGCTTCTTTCTCCAAGACTTGGATTAGGTTGATCAACCCGTTGGTTACGTCCGGAATCACTACCGAAGAAAAAGCGTCCTGCACACTCATCCCCGATCTGACCTTGAACTGCTTGCCTGCGCGGATTGACTCCAGGTCACTGCCACTTTCAAATGCTGCCGGATTGACCACCGTCATCGGGACTGCCGATAATTCCTTCCCTTCGACCAACATCGCGTAACTGAAGTTGATTAAATGCTGGATGTCCCGAATCGCGTAGTAGATTCCATCGCCCCAAATGCTCTCCGGATTCCGCTGCCAGTACGCAAAATCATAAGGCTTGCGGCCATCAAACGGGTTGATCGCCATCTTGATCACCTTGTGGCCGACCACATGGCAGACAATGTCCAACGTTCCTGTGAAGTCGTCCTCTATCGGTAGATGCGCCTTTAGATCATCCGCGTCCATCTTGCCCCAGAACTCCAGCACCTCAAATTTCTTCACCCGGTGCGAGTTCGTCTCGTCCAACGTCTTCGGATGCTCACTCTGGTCCTGCCCCTCTACACTGCCAATGTTGTCACTGATCACCTCATCGATGACCTCCGGCAAGAACCCTTCCTGGCTTTTTCCCAACTCCCGTAACTGAATCGATGAAAGGAAACTCCGGTGGATGATGTACTCCGCGTCTTCTGCGCTGCTGGCCTCTGGTGTTGGGAAAATGTTCCAAATGCTTACATAGTCCACCGATGGAACCAGTTCCGATTCAATCTGAGCCTCTATCTGCTCCATGAACTGGCCCGACATCGGGTCCATCACTTGGCTTGTCTGGTATACCGGATAGTTGATGTACTCCAGCATCGGGGACTTCGTGACACAGGTGCCGTACAAGCAAAGCTCATGTACTGCGTCCTGCAACGAATCCAAGTAGTGCGTCTGGTCCAGCACATCCCGTATCCGATCCTCCATGTTCTGCGCTCTCTGCTGCACTGCGTCCAGCAGTTGATAGCCCTGCAACCCCTGCTGTACCAAGTCCGGAGGCAAGTACCTCGGCTTTCTGGAAGGGGTTACCGAAAATGGGATTCTTCCATCGTCAAAGAGGAGACTGCCGATCTTGACCTTCGCACTGTTGACCTTGCGGCGAGTCTGGTTGATGAAAATCCCCCTCCTCGCGGCAACGTTGTCCCCAGCAGCACTGCTGATCTTCTCTGGATACTTCGCACGGTACGCATCATAGGCGTCCCGCCAGATCAACTCGTTCTCCTGACGGTACTCCTTGCTCTTCTCAAACAACTCCCGAACCGCCTTGCCAATGTCGTCCAGTGGGGCCGACACAACCTTGACCTCTACCTCCACTTCCGATGGCATCTCGTCATCAAATGACTGCAGATCTGGATCACCTCCTTCCTGGGCTAGAATTTCTTCTTCCGTCATTCCTGGGGCTACTGCCATTACTGCTTCTTTCGGTTCGCCGTCTTGCTGATTACTCGCAAATTGCTTGATTTGTTGTTTCTTGGGTTTCCATCGCGGTGGTCCACTTCCTTACTCCGGTCCCCCTTCGTAAGGCGTCCCGCTCCCACCATGCGCCGACGGGCCGTGTTCCTTGCGGCACGGGCCTTCTTCTGCGCTGCTGTTCCGTGGTAGTCATCGTACTCCTTGCGGTAGTTGCGAGATCTTTTGGTCACTTGACGTATTCCCAAAAATCTTCCTTTTCTTTTCCACGGGCCTCAACGTGGTAGACCAGACGCTCTAACAACGCCCGGATCTCCACCAGTTCATCTACCAACGGGTCCATGTCTACTACGATCACGTCGTAGTTTTCTTCGTTCTCCGGGGTCACTTCTTCTTCATCCCCTTCTTGGCCTTCATCATCATCATTTGCTTCTGCATCGCCGGAGACATCTTCTTTGCCGACTTCCCGGCAGGCTTCTTCATCATTTTTTTTCCGTACATGGCCTTCTACTCCTACGTTCGTTGGGGTTGATGGTGATTACCTGGCTGGGGTGCAACACCCACAGGCTCCGATTTCCAACGCGCTTAGACCGTAGCCCCTTGTCGCGATGGCTTTTTTAGATCTCTTGGGCATCCGATAACCCACCTGACGGGGGCTGGCGGCTCGGCCTCGGTCCACCGTCTGGCTACTGGTTTCTTGCGTTTGATGCATGGTTTTTTCTTTTTTTTAGACATTATGACTTAATTTGTCTAAGACCTCAATACTATATGCTCGGCGGAATGTAAACCCCCCACTTGGTTTGTTGGTACGCTGGGGCACCATGCCAAGTGTCCCCACGACTCGGCGCACTGCTCCAGGGGTGCAACTTGCACGATAATGCTGCTAACGCCAACGCCATCACACAGTCATCGTGCGATCCCAACTGCGCTGCCGTCTTGCCGTTCGGTAAAAAAACAAACGTCTGTAACTCGTCAATCACCCGTGGGCTGTGTACGACCAGTTCACGCTCACGGATTAACTCCCGTAAGTAGTCCACCAACACCGGCTTCGTCTTTACCGATGTCTTGAACCCAATCTTGCGTGTCGCCCGGTTCGACCTCTCGTCCAACGTCTTGTCAAAGTACAGGTTCGGGTAGTTGTGGAACTCCTGCAGGAACTTGAGCGTTACCAGCCCGTGGTTGTTGC